AATTTCTTCTATCTCAGCTACAGTTTCTACCGATACAGGATTTTCCTCATAAGTTATTTTAAGTGAGGGTTGCTTTATATCTGAGCCATAATGTCCTGATGTTCTAGTAGGTACTGTTATGGTAAATTTAGATTTAATATTATAATCGTCTGATGAATTAGCACCTTGCGTATGGGTGTCAGTATAGTTGGTGTAAGCACCACAATTTATTGAACCACAACCATCTAAACTAACTACTCTTGATTGTGTTACTGAACCACCACTTGAATTGGTTATGGTTTGTTCCATCTTAACTGTGGAATCATAGTTGTTCCATATCCAAATGTTTGCTTTAAATTCAGATGACCAACCATTTCTAATTTGAGATACACTCATATCAGCATCATCAACTAAAGGGATACCTGAATGTTCTACTTCATCACCATGATAAGTAGCTAGTGTACCTGTACCATGATTATGATTTATGTCTCCTGACCAATTATTTCCTGTTGTAAAAGTTTGTGGCAAAAGATTACTTGTTGTAACCTCATCACCAAATACTATTAAAGGGAATAATAAAATAAATAATATTTTTTTCATAACTAGGTAGTAAAAGACGAACCACAACCACAGGTACTCTTGGCATTAGGGTTCTTAATAATAAAAGCAGCACCTTTTAAAACATTATCTTCATAGTCTATAGTAGAACCTCTAAGATATTGCATTGATACAGGGTCTACTAATAATACGACTCCATTATTAGCTGTAATTTTCCAATCAGCATCATTAGCTTTTTGTTCAAAAGTAAATCCATATTGAAAACCTGAACAACCACCACCTTGAACAAAGGTTCTTAATAATAAATTATCACCTTCTTCTTTAATTAATTCTGCTGTTTTATTTGCTGCTTTATCTGTAAAAGTTAATTCCATTATTCTTCCAACATATTATTCCAAGTCATACTCGGTTTAGCTTGAGTACCCCCTGTTAATTCTTTTCTACGCTTTTCCATCCATTTTTCTTTCGCTTTTTGTCCTATCAATCCTTCAAATGGACAAGGTGTACCTGCGTTCCACATTGCATCAAATACATTTTCATCTTGGCACATTAAAGAAATTGCAGCTACTTTCATGCCTAGTTTACTTAACAATACTGCACCTTTTCTTCTCTCACAATTCTTATCTTCGTGATAAGAACCACCACTAAATGAAAATCCTATAACTGTAACTCCAGTTGAGGTACTCACAACACAAGAATCTTGTCCATAGACCTGCATAGATGGTGCTGTTGCACTATTGACAGCAGTTTTTTGATTGCTGTTATTCGTTGTATCATTATTCGTTGTAGTATTTGAACTAGAACCTGATTGATAAGTTGTTGTTGATTCGCTTTCATACGAACCTGAAATAGAAGTATTGCTTCCTGATGTATTCGTTTGTGTGGATTGACTAGAATCTGTCGTTACATCAGCAATAGAGTTCTCCATAGTCATAAGGACTGCTATAACTATTAATACTATAATACCTTTGTAATACATATTTATTTCCTAGTAAGTGAGCCACCAAAATATAGTCCTATAATTGAAAATATTGTGTGAGATTGTAAGTTTGTTATAAAAATTGTGTTACCTTGTTCAAAATAAGAAGTTTCATAACTTGAGCCAAATATCCACCAACCACTATCAGCTTCAGTAACTATCTGATAAGCGATATTAACATCAGTAAAGATTGGGGCAACGATTGGTACAACTATAATTGAAAATACACACATTAAAGCTATCCATCTTCTAGTATGTTTAGTGTGTGGGTCTTTAATTTCTCTTGCTTTATCTGTTTGTTTAGCTGCAAATTCTGCTCGTTGCATTAACATCTTTTGTCTTTCAGCTTCGGCTTGTGCTTTTTGTGCCATGATAGACATAACACCACCAAGTACAGTTGAGCCAAGCATTGAGATTAATTCCATAGGTATCATAATTTAATCTCCAAAAACCTCATCACTTATCTTTTCAAAGAAATGTTTTTTATTTATCCTGTGTTCTTCATGTATTATTTTTGATAATTCTTCTTCAATCTCTTTGATTCTTTCAAACAATTCTATATCTGTTAGCTTACCATCAGCAAAATCCTTTCTTGCTTGTTTTCTCGCATCTGTATGCTCTTTAATTATTCTTGCTTTTGCTTTTCCTTTTATTGTAGTAAGCCTTCCAATATCTGCTGTGTTTACTGTCCCTATTACTGAATTAAAAAATGCTTCAGTAGGGCTTAATGGGTCTTTTAAACTAGGTTGTTCAGACTTAAATGCCCTTCTTAATCTATTTGTGCTAGGAGTATCGCTATATGGAAATGGAATGTTAGGAACGAAACCCTTTGCAAACTCTCCCAATCTATAAATTACACCGTCATTAACTTTATTATATGGTTGCCCTGACCAACCATCTCTACCACCTAATACCTTAGTAGCGAATTCAAGTGCTGGGCCACCAGGCTGTAAAAATGCAGGCCAACTAGGTACGGCTGTTGGAGTATCTCCTCCCATAGCAAAGACATCACCTGCTGGTAATTTTCTTGACCAATCTATATATTTAGCCCCACCATTTCTACCATCATAAGGTAATCTTACATTTGCATAAGGCATAAAAGGTAAACTAAACATTGTCTTTTGTCTAAATTCAGGCATGAGTTCTCTCTCAGCTTCTTCTAAATTTCTTGAACTCTCTACCCATTTAGTTGAAGCATCATTCATAAGCCAAAACGCAGCACCTATGGCTGCTAATCTATCAGGTCTCGTAATTGTATGTTCAATCATATTAGGTAACATTCCATAAGAATAAGATAAAAATGGTACAAGGGAATGTCTAATGCTATTTATGAGAGGTGAACGAATATTGTAATCTACAAAAAATCTTATAGCATCATGTGATGCTGCAAAATCGCTATAACCTATTGATTTTCTTTCATTAAATAAAGCATATCTAAATATCCTATCTTCAATTTGATACCATTGTTTTGCAAAATCTCTAATTTTAGTAACCAAACTTTCATTACTTGTTAAGTATGCTTTTGTTTTATTAGATATTGCTGCCCCTAAATCAGTCCAACCTGATACACTTTCAAAGTCTTTCGGATTAAACTTATATATTTTAGCAATCTCATCAACATCTATTGACTGTAATAATTCTTGGCTTACAAAGTCAGGGTCAAATACTCCTTGCTTTATCATAGTTTGCATATTCTTAGGCAAATCTTCATAAGCAATCTCTCCTCTCATGTGCTTTAACATATATGGAATATCACTAAAACCTTTCGCTAATTGGTGAACTGAGTTCTTAGTGAAACCTGCTGCAAGAAAATAGTTTGGAACATTTGATAGAAAATTATTAGAGTGTACAACAGGATTTAAAGTTGTTTTTGTTTCTTTCCAAAGTTTAAGGCCAGTCATATAAGCCTGACCTGCCTTATACCCTTTTGTATCATGCCCTACAACGTTATTAACTATATCTTTTACCCCATGGATTGCTTTTATATTGTTGAACACTTCTTCTTCTACAAATTTATCAGATAACATTCCATACTTTTTTGCTACTGTTGTATCTTTTACTTTTTGATTAGCTACATGGGCAAATGTTTTCCCATTTATAATTACTTCATCTGAGTGCATATCTTCATCTATTTGCTTTCTTGAAGCCCCTTCTGATTTTCTAATCTCTCTATATTGTGTTCTACTAAGCACTTTTGAACCCTTATAACTAGGATTAGTAGCTATGAATTTATAAAAACTTCCTAACCCAGCATCTGTTAAAGTTACCTCCATTGTTTTTTGTAGGTTATAAGCTAAATCTTCTATTTCTGCCATAGCCTGTCTCATTTCTTTTGTCATCTGTGTTGTTACTCCATAAGTTCCTTTGCCGTATGGGTCTTTTTTAATAGTAATTCCCCAGTTAGAAGGCTGGTCTAAATCCTTTTTACCTTTTATATATCTAGGGTCTCCTTCTTGTACTCTATTAATATATTTTCCTATCTTCCCCTCTTCTGTGAACCTAAATGTAGGAGATTTAGCTTCCATTTCTTTTGTATATTTTTGACCATAAGCATTTTTTATTTGGTTATCCATTCTGTTGAGTTTTTCTTGGCTTTTAATATATTTAGCCATACTTACTTCATCTCTATAAAATTTGGTGTGGCCTCTATGTTTTAATCCTTCTCCTTTAATTTCACCTAAGTTTGTTCTGAACTTTTCTGCTGCCTTTGCCCCTTTTGAATTCAGAACATGTAAATATGACCTATGAAGATAGCTATTCATAAAGGTTAAATATTCATCTCCATCAAGTATTCCTGAGTGTACCAAATCTGCACCAAGTTCATTCATCACCTTCCTTCCCTTTTCATTTAAATTTATTATTGTTTCTATATTTTTAGATAATGGTAACTCTTTAATGCCTAAATATTCATCTAAAGGTACTTTTGTTATTTTTTCTTTCTTAGCATCTTTGGGTTTTATAATCTTTTTTGTATATACTTTTTGCCCTTTGGATATTTTTATAAGTTCATCTGCATTTAAATCACCAATAAATAAATTAAAAAATGCTTTTTGTTCATCAGGCGATAGTTTTGTTTCTACCTGCTGTATTATATCTCTAAATTTTGTTCTATATACAGCAGGTACTCCTCTTAAATGTGCATAGTCTCCTTGTAGAAATGTTTTATCCTGAACTGCTTTAGGGTATATTTGTCTCATTAATTCCCTACCATATTTAGATTCGTCCCAGTCCCAATATTTATTTTTGGCTAATTTTTTTCCTGTTAGAAAAGCCATTGTTGTAAGAAATGCGTTACCTATAAATTGAGAAGCCGTTGTACTCTCTTCTACATATTTGTATGTTCCAACAGCAGCAATACCCCCTAATGCGTAAGCTAATGGATTCTTTTTCATGTTCTCAAACATTGGTCTAGTATAGTAACGATTATAAGAATCAATAATATTCTCACCTTTAGGTGTACCAAAAGCTGTCTTTTCCCCTGCTAGTAAATCTACGTGGCTTTTTAAATTTTTAACTGATGCTTTATCTAAAGCTGTTAATTCTATACCTTCTTTTATTTCTCTTAATTGAACTTCATCTATATCTTTTATACGATAAAGTTCATCAGCATCTGCGTGTAACATTTCTTTTGTGATTTTAGGGTTTACACCAAACCCAAGTTTTTTTGCCCCTGCTAAACCTATTACCCCTGAAAGGACACCACCACCAACAGCCGTTATTCCTGCTTGTTCTACTCTATTCAACCCACCATCTTCATCTACATATCCTGCAAAACCAAATGTTCCACCCCAAGCTATGCCATGCCCTACTAATTCTGCCATACTTTTTGCTTTTTTTATTGGTATAATCCAACCAGCAGGGTCTACTATAAGCCCACCAGCATATGCAGCTAAAGCTTTTCCTCCATAATCTTTATTTCTTAGAATGGCATTTAGTTTCTTTTGGTCTCTCTTCATTGCTTCTTCGTTTCTTTCAGCCATTTGAAACAAACCTCTATAAGTATCTTGTGCCCCCATAGCACCAGCAAACATTAATGCTTCTTTTTCTGTCATACCTGATAAATCATTATACTCTACTGCTATATTGTCATTATCAATAGCTTCATATCCTGTTCTATCAAAGACTTTACCTATATCATCAGGGGTAGGGCTTACTGTAGGTGCTGTATCGAATATACTTGTTTTTTCTTCTTCTGTTAATTCAGGCATTAATCTATAATCCCTCTTTTCTGTAACTCTCTAATAGTATCTTTCCATTCCCAGTTACCCTGAGTTCTGTGATAAGCTGTTATATGTTGCTGATTAATTTTATCTAAAAGAACTGGGCCATTATCTTGTGTATATATATCTAATAGATGATTTTTAAATAATTCTTCTGAAGGGAATGGTACGATAAAGCCGTGTTCTATAGTTTCTCCTTGTTGATTTATTATTTTTCCCTGTGGTGTGAACTGAGGAATTTTTTGGCTCTGAGTTCCTGTAGCTGCGTCCATCTCATAGTATATATTTTTTCTTATTGTTGCTGCGTCTTTAGCTTTAATTCTTGATTCTTTTCCTGACTTACCAACAGACTTTGCGTATGCTGCGTAAGCCGTTACAGCATCTGTTGATAGTTTTGCTGTATCATCTATGGCTCTTGCTGCGACATCATATCCTGATTCTCCAGGTTGCCTTTGCCTCATAATTCCGATACCTAACCTCATCATCATAGCACTTTGTATAGCAGCTAACATATCATTAGAACCCAATGCTGCTTCTGCTTCTTTTGTTTTAATATAATTTTTTAATACTTCATCATCTATTGCCATAAATTTCTCCTATGCTAGGCCTCGATTTCTTCTCCAATATTCTGCATAAACATCACCAGTTCTTGGTATTGATATTCCTGGAGTTGCTATACTTGGTGTAATGGTTGGTGGAGTATTACCTAATCCTCCCATCATCATCATATAAGGTAACATACTCATTAAGTTTCCACCCCCTGTGCCTGTACCTGCTACTTCTTTTGCTACTTCAGGTGTTTTAAATCCTCCTCCACCTGTTCTGCTTAAATTATATATATCGCCTACAACATTATTAGCTGTTGGATTAGCAATTCTTTGTGTTGTTGCGAGTTTTTTAAGAAAGTCTGCTTGTTCTCGACCATAAGGCATAGCTGTTACAGTAGATGCTAAATTAGGTTTAGCACCAGCTAATATATCAAGCAAAGATGTGCCTGGCATTTGTTCAACAAGTGATTTCCCTCTTTCTCTTTTTATATAATCTTCTGCTTGTTGCGCCACTTCAGGTCTAGCTAGAGGGGCTTTAGCTAAAAACTCTTGATACTCTTTATTCTTCCTGAATCTTTTTTGTTCATCAGTTTCAAATAAAGTCCAGTTGGTTATATCTTTAAATAATCCTAAAGTCATAATTTCTCCTAACTAAATAAACTCGCTGCACCTATTGCCAATGCTATTGGCCCTGCCATTGCTGCTAATCCTGTTGCTGCTGCTCCACCCTGCACGGCTGCTGTTCCACCAAGCATACCACTACCTACTGCACCATAAGTACCTGCTCCTAGTAGCCCTGCACCGATTGCTTTTTGTCCAAATGATGGGTCGCCACCTGATATAGATGTTTGCCCTGGTAACATACTTCCTGCTACAATATTGCCATAATCACTTAATGCTCTTCCTGGTGCTTGTTGTTCAAACTCAAACTTAGCCCTTGCTGCATCTATAGCTTGTTGTACCCTTGCTTGTTCTGTAGCACCTACTGCACCTAATGTTTGTGCTGGTGCAAGTCCTGCTTGGAATGCTTGTGGTGATGACATTATCGCTTGTTGCTGTGTTTTCATAGCATCTTGATAAGCACCACTATACATTTGTGAAGTGATATCACCTGCTCTTTGTAGATAATTTCCTATAACATTGCTTTCTAATATACCTTGTCTATCACCACCAAGTTGTCCTGCACCTGTTGCATCTCGTCTAGCTTGTTGTAGTAATCCTTGTGTTTGAGTATAAAGAGGTCTTAGTGCTGCTAATGTAGCATCTGCAATATAAGGATTATTTGATAAATTTTGTGGTGCCATTAAACCAAATCTTGAAGCAGCAGTAACATCTCCTGCTAAATCTGTTTGCCCACCTAATGCTGCTTGTCTTGCCATCTCTTCAGCAGTAAGTTGTGTTTCTGTTGGGTCTGCATATAATTTATTTGGATAAAATTGTTGTGGCCCTGCTTGTATTTGGCCTTGGGCTCGGCTATATAAGTCAGTTAAATAGGCTTGTTGCCCTGACCAAGGGTCTGCTTTTTGTACTGTGTTACTTCCACCACCCATTATCTTTCTCCTTTAATGTATTGTTTTAAGTTCTTTCCCAAGAACTGCATATATTTGTTCATAACTATATTTCTCCAATTTCTTAATAAATCCTTTCCTACAAAAAGTTTCCATAGCTACACAATCATGTGCATCTGCCCATTCTTCTATAATCCTTATAGAATCTAACCATTTATCCATATCCTTTCCACCTAAAGAAATAATCCTACATACTTTTTTTCTTGGATAATCTATAATTTGTGTAGTTACGACAGCTTGTATTGTTGCTTTCTCATCATGAACAACCCATAATTGCATGGTCTTATCTTTACAGAAATTTCGTATATCTTCTATTGTCATTTCTCGCTGCCCTTTTTTAGAAGCTAACTCTATAAAAGATTCACATTGTTCCCATACCTCATCAACACCATTTGCTGGAATACCCGATAGAAATGTAGTCATAGTTTCACCCAACTACCTGCTGCATTTCTAAAATAAATTCCTTCTCCACTTCCTGGGTCAAAATTAGAACCATCAGCATAAACGATATCACCTTGTTTAATTCTACTAGGTGCTGCATTTTTAACCTCAATATAAGTTACTGGGTTTTCTTCTAAAGCACCTTGTAGTCTTAATAATTCATCAAATATATATCTAGGTAAATCTTCAGTATTATCAGGTACAGGGTTGGGGTTATATTTTGGTGCTTGTGCCATTATTTATCCTTTTTTGGATTATTAAGTTTATCTCTTGCTATTTTATTTTTTTTTATTATTTCATTTTGTTTCTTTGTATTATTCCAAAATGAATCAGTAAATTTTTTAACTCTTTTATTTTTGGCTATTATCTTTCCACCCTTATATATCAGTTCTATTAATTTTCCTGGCATTATCTTTCTCCTAATACCTCATATTCTAAATCATAACCATTTAGTTCAAATTCTTTATCTGTGGTTTGTTCAAATTTAACTGCTATATATTTACCTGTACTTCTTGTATCAACTTTGTTCTGTGAATTGGGGTCAAAACTTTGTGCTGCTGTATAAGTATATGTACCATTAGGCGACATAGAACTTCCTACAAATATATTAGCTGCACCTGTCCCCTTTGCTTTTGGTGTTAATTTTCTTACTGATTTAACAGTATTCGTATTTCCATCTAAGGTTAATCCCTTTCTCTCTAGTGTCATTGTAAAGTTTGAACCTGCAAAATCTGCACCATAATCTGCTCTATAAAATTTAGTATCTCCTGTTCCTGCCATTAAGGTACTCATGTGTGCTGGGTTATAACCTCTTTCACCCCAATTATCTGTGGTACTATATACTTCCCAACTTTGTGATTGGCCTGACCAAACGACAGTTGCTGAACCAGGATTAACAATCCCACTCGCTATATGTTGTATGCCAGGTAAATCTCTAAAAGAGAAACTGTTATTAACATAGTTATAAATCAATGCTTTATCACAGTTTGTTGAACCAATTTGTGGATAACAAACCCACATTTCTGACTTCTGTTTATTATGATAAACAAAAGTTTTCCCATAATTTGTTGAATCTATATTATCAAATAATTCCCTTCTTATTGAATTAGTTGCGACTGATTGTTTTGATACTCCATTGTGTACTATCAAATCACCTTGTGTTACTACAAAATGTTTATTGTTAAATTCTGCTACTGCATTCCTAGACAATATACCTGAATCACTAAAGAGTTTCTTGAAACTAAATACAAGATTACCACCTATATAATTTACTAACCAAATAGATTGTTCCTTATAAATAATAAATGCACTTGCTAATTGTAATCCATCTACTATAAAATCTCCTTCATCACCTACTGTCGCTGCACCTGCATCATTAGTTGCTGCTGCTACCCAAGTAGAAGGCAATGCAAAGTTTTCTGCTGCATCTCCCCATCTTACTTTATTAGCATAAATAGTTGATGATTCAGTTACATTTAAAGCTATGAGATAATTACCAAATGCTCTCATAGATTTGCAAGTTGTGTTTGCTGGCCAATTTGTTAAGTCAGTAAATTTACTTGCACCTGTGGTGGCTAAACATTGTGGGTCATCTACACCATTATTTAAAATAACTAAACCATTATAAACAATACCTATCCAATTCTGAGTTGCTGTAAGCGAATAATCTCCACCTGATGCTCTAGTAAAATCAGAATTTGTTGAGCCATCTGTTCTATATAATTTAGCTGCACCACCATAAAACCAATAAGAATTTGTTCCAGTTGTCCAGTTGATTAGAAAATAAGGTGCTACTGCTGGTGCTGTAAATACTGCATCATGTCCTGTAAATTTCTTAGCTGCACCATCTTCAAACCTTACATTATTTGCGTGTGAATAAAACTCAGGTGATATTGCTAAATTGTTTGTATCTTTAACAACTCCTTTAGGTGGCCCTGCTTGAAAAGTTGCCATTATGCAGTTCTTCTCCACATATATACAATTATGTAGGGTTGAACATTATTATGTGCTGACCCACCACCAGTAGAACTGGTTGCGTTTGCTTGTGCATCATAGTTACCTGATGTACTGACACCTGATACAGAACTACCACCAGTAAAAAAATCTGAATTATGTGTATGAGCTGGCATTTCAGAAGTGGTTAATGTATGTGTTTTTGCACCACCAGTTTCTTGTGCTGTGTCAAAATCACTATCACTAGCATCTATACCAACCATAACACGACCAGTACCAAATGCTGCCCAAGTTCCAAATCCTAATAGTGTGCCAGGATTCGTTGATACTGCTGCATTAATATAAATAGAACCTACAGGATAAACAGTTTGTATAGTTGTTGCTGTATTAGAACCTATTGTCATAGTACCTGAGATTGTTAGATTTCTCATACCAGTAGAATCATTATTAGCATCTGTGGTTACTGCTTTAGATGCTTCTGCTGTTCCTAATGTAGATATATCTAAATAATTTAATTCTGTTGTAGTAGCTGTTACCCCATCTATCAGATTAAGTTCTGTATGGGTTGCTGATACAGCACCACTTACATTTGGAAATGTTGCTTTTACTGTTGATTTTAATAGTCTTATATGGTCATCACCTTCATTTACAGGGTCACCTGCAACTGGATTTGAACTATTTAGACTGTCTATATATGTTCCTGATTCTAAACCCATTCTTTACTCCTTCGGATTGTCGTCTTTAACTGATTTAACATGGAGATACCACTCGCCTGTCTTAGCATCATTGCCAAATTTACCTGCTGCTACATCTCTATAGAGCATATCAAGTTGTTCTGTTAGCTGACCATAAATAGTTTTGGTTTGCGTGTTGGTATCTTCGTTATAAAATCCTGATGTTCTATCTACTTTATATTGTTTATAAAGATTATTATGTGCAGTTTGTATTTGATTGTAAGCAGTTTCTTCTGCTTCTGTCATGGTGCTGACTACTCCATCTTTTAATATCTTAGGCACGGGCTACTCCATAAACTGTTAAACAAATCTTTCTAAAATTCTGTGATGTTGCTATAAGTTGAAATCCATTCATAGCATTAGCTTGGGTATCATCTTGGTGAATACTTCCTGTTACAACCTCATGATAATTACTTGAATTTTTATAACCAAGATGAAAGTCCATATAAGGTTTAACTGCACCCTCTGAATCTGTTGAATCAGAATCCCATCTACCACCTCTACCATTAGCAAAGTAAAACCACCCTGTAAGAGG